ATTTTAGATATAGGCATCTAATTACTCCATTCTTCTGTAGGAGCATCGGGCCAAGTTGGACTGGCTGGGTTTGTCTTGCGAATAGTGCGGATGGCTGTGCGATAAGTGTTAAAGGCTGCAACACAGTCAGCGGTAAGGCCGCTGTCTGGTATCTGCGTCCAATCCGTTTGTTGCAAAATTAAAGCCGCAGTACCTATTACATCTAAAGTCATTGCTGGCGGTATGTGTAATTCAATATTTCTGTAATTTGTCATAATTTTATCCTAGAAAATAACCAAAAAATCTACACTCGTTTGCGCCATTATAATAAGTGGATGTAGTCTGAACAAAAGGAATATTGAAAGAGTCACCAACATCACAATCTACGATGGCATCAACATCTAAATGCGAGTAAGAAGTTACACTGGAATTATTTATGGGTTGATAATAGCTATAACCGTGGTCTGTCACAGCACCACCACCCACGGGCGTTTTTCGGATTATAGGATAACAAGCACCGTTAGTGCCAGTAGCAGCAACAATTCCTAGCTGAATGTGAAAATGCCACCTTCCAGCGACAGGAACAATATATCTGTTGTTGGCTAAATCTACCCCACTTCTTGTGTCGATTACGGTAAGCGCAAAAACTACTGGGCTGGTGTTGATGTATGCGCCATTATTGCCTTTTATAAAAAAACAAGGGTTTTGAGTAATTTTTACAACACCATCACTATCAATCGTCATAGCCGTGTTAGTGCCAGTAGCTTCTTTAATTGTGCCTACATTCAAACCGCCTGTTGCTGTAGTGATGCCACCGCTATCAATAGTCAGTGCCGTTGCATTATTACCAGCATCTTTGATTGTGCCTACATTAACACTACTACTAAACGTGCCTGTTGTAGCTGTTAATGCACCACTAAACGTGCCTGTTGTAGCAGCAATCGGCTGACCAGAAGGATGCTCTAGTCGTGTTGTTGGCTCTGCCAGACCTCGGTAGACAACGTATACATTGTTTGTACCAGCGTCAGGCGCTGCATCGAATGTTAATGTAGTCCCTGTGGCAGTGTAAGACTTCCCAGCACCCGGCTGTTGAGCCACGTTATTCACAAACACGTTCAGGTCTTCAGCCACATTAACCGGACGGTTTAGTGTGAAGGCCGTAGCAGAGCCGTTCCCACTAAAATACTGGCTAGTAGGGGTTGCTAGTTTCTGTGATGGTGGCGGTCCTAAATATGCCATTACTCTACCCTATGTTGTGTATGTTCCAGACGAGGTGTACGTTAAAATACTGTATAACCCGTCTGTTGTAACAGTTGGGCTGCCTGTTGTTGTTCCGCTATATTTGGCGGTCAACATTTTTAGAATAACAACTCCAGAGCCGCCAGAGCCACTAGTGCCAGCACCACCACCTGTGTTTGCGCTACCTGAACCAGTGCCACCACCCCCAGAAATATCAGCGGCATTGTATCCACTACCACCACTAGCACGTTCTACTGCCGAACCTGTAATAGAGGAAGTTACCCCTGCGCCGCCTACCCCGCCAGTGTTATTGGACGCTGCTGGGGGAGTAGCACCCACTGCTCCAGCACCGCCACCTCCAGCACTTTTGAAATAAGTTCCTTGATTACTTGCGTTACCACCAGCATAGCCTTGCCCTGATGTTCCACTTCCACCAGTAGTCGTTCCATAAGAAGAGTACCTTGCCGCACCGCCGCCGCTACCTCCGCTGGCTGTAGTATCATTGTTGCTACCGCCAATTGCGCCACGCCCTCCACCAATAGATGTTATAGTAGTTATGCCAGTCCCAGATAATGAAGAATCATTGCCGCTAACGCCTGAAACAATAGAAAAGGCAGTTCTGCCATTATTTGCGCCACCCGCCCCAACAGTAACAGTAAGTACAACTCCTCCACCTATAGTTATAGCTGTTTCAGCAGAGGCTCCGCCACCCGAAGATTCCCCAGACACAGAACTTCGATACCCTCCTGCGCCTGCGCCAGAACCACCGTTTGCACCACCACCACCACCTCCGGCAATTACAAGACTTTCTATAGCGTAAGAGTAAATGGAGTTATCAATGGTATTCCAAGATGTTCCACTATAAAGTTCGTATGCTGACTCAGTCGTATTGTATCTAACCATCCCCACATTAGGTGAAGATGGCCTCTGTGCAGTTGTACCGGACGGCAAATCAATAGCATCTGTATTACTGCCAGTACCAAGTTGATTAGTGCCAATAGTGCCAAGTGCCATTAGGTAATCTCCAGCACACTCAAAACTGCATCACAAGAATTGGTCTGTGATCCATAAACTTTTAATACATCAGTGGCGTTCATAACAATTTTCTGAGGCCCACCAACCGCCACCAGAGATGATCCAACAGGCACGATTGCATCCTTGACTATATGAGTAATAGTGCTTCCACCGTCTAGTAACTCAACCGTAACAGTTATGGAAACAGATAAGATATTAGCAATATTGAGGCCAATGATCGTAGTTTCTGTATCGGCGGGGCAAGTATACAAGGTAGCTTTGGACGATGACGTATCAATGTTTTGCGCCGTGAATGTTTTAAATGCGTTTGCCATTTTCCTATCCTAACGCTATTGCAAATGCCAGCGAGTTATCTGTGAAGTTAACAGGGCTTCCAGTTGCATCGTTAAATATCATCTTTTCTGCTGGCAACGTACAAAATATTGTTCTAGTGCCAGACGACCAACTAACGGCGTTATCTGAGTTACTGGACTGCAATATAGTAGTACGAGCAAGAGTCGTCCCTGATAAGGTAAAAGTCCCAATCCCTGTTTCAAAATCAGTGCCATCAGTGCAGGTGTAATAGGTTGTGTTACCATCACCCACCTGACTAAAAGGCTCAAAACCAGTCAAAGCACCAGCCAACGTATATGTGCCAGTGCCTGTGGTTGTGGTCGTCTCTTTGACGCGATCTTTAAGTACAAGGGTCATTACTTCAACTCGATTGACAAGTTCCCTGCGTTAATACGGAATATATCGCCAACTGCTATTGTCTTACTTGCATCCAATGTACCAACAAACAGAATGTTTGAGCCATCAAAGGTCAACAGTACATTGTCTGAAATTGACACAGCAGTATCCAGAGCAATACTGGTCTGGCTATTTACTGTGGCTACCCGCACAACACCGCTGATGCCAGTTCCTGTAACAACATCGCCTACAGCAATTGTTCCGTTGTTCGCATCAACCGTCACATTGACTGATGAGCTAACTGCGCCATTGACAGTTGCCGTAGCAATGTTCTTGTCTGCGATAAAAGCTGTAGTAACCGTGTAAGTAGAGGCGGTTCCAGCGGCGGCGGCGTACTCAACATTGTTGTCGTTAATCACTCGTTGAGTATCACAAACAACAACGTCTGCTGCGCTGTGCGCGGCGGCAGTTGTGCTAGATGTTCCTCGTGTACCACCTGTAAGAGTGTTTGTGCCGTCAAAGTTTAGCGCCACATTATCACTAATGGAAACTGCCGAACTCAAAACAATGTTGTTTTGGTTTGTGACAGTAGCCACTCTGACCGTACCAGATATACCTGTACCAGTGACAACCATACCAACAGTAATAGTGCCGCTGTTCCCATCAACCGTTACGTTGGTTGATGAACTAACTGCGCCGTTTGTGTTTGCGGTAGCTGTGCCATCTTTACCAGTGTAGGTGATGATTTCATCGTTAATAACAACAGCGCCAGATGACGGGAACGCTTCTGCGTCTGTTAATATAACTTCTGTTGCGCTGCTCGTCAGAGCAACCGCTACGGTTGTTGTTGACTGTTTCCAGTTTGCTGCGGTGACTTGCTGCCTTGTATAGTTAGCATCGTCTGTGTCCACTTGTACTTCTGTAACATTTCCAGCCTCCGCGTTTGACACGGCAGTTGCTAGGCCAACATAAATATCGTTATTTGGCGTAGCAAAAGAAAGCGAGTTGTTCTTAAATATGAAGTCAAGAACCCTTCTCTCTAGGTAATTGGTTGCTGCGTTTGATGTTGCCATCGTTCTTACTCCTGTTTAAGTGCGTGGCCTATCAGGTAGACCTCTCCTGTAGGCATCACTATTCTCTCTAGCTTCAGCCAAATCCTTCAAGCGTTGTATTTCCTGTATGAACCTTTGCTCATATAACTGCATCATATCTGCTTCGCCTTTCATGTAAGTATACGCTTCTACAAGCGAACCGTAAAGAAGGGCGTTAGGAGCATTGGTACTGAGCCAGCTAGTGCCTGTGCCTGCACCAGCCGTTATACTTGTCGGCTTGTAGTAATAATGAAGCTCGACATCGTATGCTATATTAGGCGTTGGGCTTAAAATAAAGTTATCTACGTCAAAAACGCCGTAATACTTTGGTACGGCTGTGGCACTTAATGTGTTGTAATATTCTTGCAAAAAGTTAACGTCTTTTAATTCTAAAAAATTCTTGTAATTAGCTGTAGTTATCTGCAAGGAAAACGGCGCTAAATAATCGTTAGGCACGTTTAAATACGGGTCATTAATTGTAAGCTGAGATGTAGCATTTTTACGGAATAGCTCAAGATCGACAACTGTTAAAATACGGTCTTCTGCGCTTCTAATAAACACAGGCAAACTGTTTACAAAAGAAGTCTCTTCATTCTCTGTAAAGTTTTTAATTGCGTCTTGTAGCTCTGTGTATGTAAATGACATGTCACTTGCTCACTATACTATTGTTATATTCCCAACCATACTACTATGATTAGTGCATTGATATACCAAAGATGTATCGCTTGGCTCATGCGGAACGATAAACTGTGTTAACCCGGTTGTAGAATTGTAATTATCTGTCACCCCTGTTGTAAAAGCAGAACCGCCATTGGATGTTCTGATCTGCAAAGGATGGCTACCCACATTAGCTGAGTTGTCAATTAAGTATGTATGCCCCTTGTAGAAGGTAAAGTTAGGGTTATCTCCTGAAGTTGCCCCGGGACCAGTAAATGTATACGCAGAAGAACCGTTCACACCAGTGGTGTATTTGGTTATAGGACCGCTTGCTTCATCATTTAACCGTACCCAAGCTCCGCCGTGAGCAAAGTACAT